GTTCATCAGTATCAAGAGTTAGTTTTTTTTTGACAAAGAATCAATAGCCTCCATAAGAGTATCTCCGTCTTCAACAGATAGTTCATCTTGCCACTCACGAGTCCACTTAATCTCTTTTAATTCTTTATCTATAATTTTAATAACACCACACTCTAGAGCTTTGTATTTACTTTCTAGCATAGCATCTGTGTTGAACTGAAAACCAACATCAGAACCAGCAGAGTTTGCAGAATTAATATCAGCACCTTTCATTAAAGTTGCTTGTATCTTTTCTCTATCTCCCCAAGTAAAGGCATCTTTTATTTCTACTTCACATTTTGTTAATTTTACTACCATTTTTTTATTTAGTTATTTCTATTAAACTGTTCCTAGTACATATTCATCTGTAACATTTCTAACAATAGCAGTTGATTGTTCTCCGTCTGCTGTGTTGTAAAACGCCTTGAATGAAACTTCTTCTGTAACTAATTCATCTGCTCCTCCACTTCTTGACCAGTCCTGAATTTGAGTTTTATTTAACAGAATTGTAACTGTTGGAGAATTTGAACCTGCTAATGTGGCATCTCCTGCAATAACTATTTGCATATAGTTGGCTGTGTCTGATGTAAACAAATCTTTGAAAGTATCATCTGTGTAGTTTTTAGTAAATGAACCTTCGATTGCCATTTTACCATTGTAGATTGCGTTTGGACTGTAAGAACCAAAACAATAATCTGAAATAGCACCTGTATCGAATGAAATCGATATATCTTTTAGACAAATTGCATCTGCACTTGTTAATCCAGCCTCTGTACTTGCTGTTTTTACAGTAATATCTTTTCCGATGAAATCTCTTTCAACATCATATGATGGTGTTTGGCTGTTTGAACTAGCCTCACTTGCCATAATATTTGCTGTATATCTAACGAAATCATCAACTGATGCGTTAATTTCTAGTGTATTGATAACACCATTGTTGAATACTTCCTGATTAACTCCTCCGTCTTTAGCAAAGATAGAAAGTGTAGGGTGAATAATATTTTGTAGCATTGAGAATGAGTGGTCATAAACCTCTCCAGCCTCAACTTCTGTAACTGAAACATCTCCATAAATTTGAGCGAAGAAATATCCAATTAAATCTGCGTGAACAATACCTGCTAAATCACCGTCGAAAGATTTCTTAACAACTCTTGAATTTTGTGAATCCTCTAATACACCCATTGTACTATCATCAATAATCTTTTCACTTCTAGCCATTATATCGGCTGATACCTTTTTAACCCATTTGTCGGCTGTTGTTTCGGCAGTACCAATTGTACTTTCTAAAGCAATTCCGAGTTCGATTTCTTTTCCTACGAATTCTGACATATTATTATTATTATGTTTTTTTATTAATTAATGTGGTTGGACACTCACATTTGTTTTTATTATAGCACTAAATTCCTAATTGTCTTTCAGATATTTTATTTCCAAGATACAATCAAGATATGCTAATTTACTTTTATCTTCAATAGCCATACCTGAATCAGCCTGTGATAGAACACTCCAAGTCCTGTGTCCCTCAATAGTGTTTCCGTTCCAGTTCTCATCAAAATGAGCAGACAAATTATCGTATAATTTAGGAATCATAACTTCACTAATATCTTCAGGACTTTTCCCAGCAACATTTAAGAGTACATATATTCTAAAAGTGGCAACCCTCATATTCTCTTCATTTGTTTCAAAAGTGTTGCTAGAACTTTCCCAATTACAAATAATAGACGGATAGCGATTTGGTTGAGCATCTCTATACATATAAACATCCTGTATTCCCTCAATAGTGTTTAATTGTGTTTTTAATATTTCAATTAGTTCTTTCATATTGTCATTGTATCATTATTTACCCCCAAGACTATCAACAATATTTTTTAATAATCTTTCAGCATCTCTGTTGATGTCTTTTTCAGATTGTTTTGCAGTCCACTCTAACCAAGGTCTTTTTGGATGAATATATTTACCATAACTCGCTTTTTTATTATCTTGGTAATAAGTTAATTTAAAAGGTTCAAATTTTGATTTATGTGAACGCAATAAGTTTCCTGTTGCTACTGGAACACCACCCCCAGAACCACCTACACGCCAAGGACTAGAACCAGCCTTTGATTCTAGTCTTGTGTTTGCCCTATATAGAAAATTCTTTGTTTCTTGTGCAACAATTGTAGGATGTCTGTGTATTGCTCTCTTTAAAGAATCGTATTCAAGTTTAATATTCATATAACTTTGCTATTTACATTTAACTACAGCCAATTTTCGGACAGTCAGGAGGGTATTATGCCTCATTGTTGTCTGTTTCTTTCTCTAGTTGAAGTTCCCAGTGTTTATTTATTCCGATAAACGAATTATCTTGAATTGCTCTAACTCCGTATCTTTCAGAGTTTATGGTCAAAACATCTCCCTCTTTTACAGCACTAGCAGATGAACACCAAAATAAATGGGACAGAGTGAATCTATCTCCAATATTCGTGATTAATTCTGGACTTGCTTGTTGTAGATGACCTTTAAATGAGGAAACTACCCCTTCACTAGAAATATCATTACCATTTCCATCAACAGTCCATACCAATCTTTTTATTTCTGCTGTTGTTGTATATTTACTTGCAATCATTTTAAATTCTAATTACTTTTCTTGAGTTAATTATATCCAATGCCTGATTATAATCTGATTTTTGTGATTCAGTTACATATTTAACAGAATAATTACCTATTTTTTCACTCTCAATCTCTCCGTCTTGATTTGTTTGTGCGAGAATTATTCCTGATGTAAGAATTACAGTAGCCTGTTTAATATCCTCTGGGACAGAATTCGCATAACCCCATTTAACATTGATTAATACATTTTTTATCTTTTTTGAGAAAATACCACTCTTTAAGATAATTGTGTTCTTTACAGTTGTGTTATGTGGGAAAGTAACGAAATCACTCTCAACCTCCATATTTTCACCGAAAGAATCACCGATAGAAACAGTAGGAACTCCAACAAAATCACCAACCTCCATATTCTGACATCCATTTCCGTCAAAATATCTATCAGTTGCAGTAGTATCGACTAACCACTCACGATTAGTCCTCAAAGAAACCAGATTAGACATTGCCTCTATCCAACCATCAATTTGAGATTGAAATTCAAGTGCAACATCTATTCCTAGGTAGTTTTCTATATCTTCTACTGTGCAATATTGTTTATCCATTTAATTTTTTATTATTTGTTTTTGTTTTTCTTCTCTACTTTTTTACCTTCAGTTTTCACAACTTTTTTTGGTGTTGCTACTTCTTGTTTGTCTTCTTGTTTGTCTTCTTGTTTGTCTTCTAATTCAACATCCTTTTGTTTAATTTCAGCACCTTTCATTTGAGTATTTCTACGCCATTCCATTAACTGAAAATCTCTTTTCTTTCGTCCTTGGATTGGTTGTTCCTTCATAACTATTTTGTTTGTCGCTAATTCTTTGTATTTGTACATTTTGTATTTATATTATTTTTATTAATCACCTGAATAACAAAGAGGAAATTAATCCTCTATGCTATCAAACGACTATGCAGGTAGAAGTGCAGTAATAGCAGTCGCAAATGAACCAGTAACAAAGGCTTCGTAATCATTTTCACGAACTCTGTGTACCAATCTTGCAGTTGCTTTAACTGTGAATCTATCCTTAATGAAATCATCTCCATCAGTGTTAGTCATTTCAAGAGTAAGTCCTCTCTTGTATTTAACTGTTGATTTTGAGAAATCTCCTACTAGGAATGTTCCAGCAGTAATTCCTGTGTTTGCAACAACTCTCAACCCTGAAACAGTTGTTCCGTTTGAGGCTACAAATGGAGGAAGAACATAATGTCCATCACTTCCTTTCGCTAATCTCATTTTTGAAACATCTGTTGGGTGTAGAACAACAACATCTGGTGTATGAAGTGCTGTAATCACTTGTGAAACAGCAGTTTCAATAACATCAAAGAAGTTTGCTCCAGCAATTGAATCTGCGAAATCACCTTCGTCATAAGTAGTAGCATTTTCAAGAATACCTGTTAGGTTTTCTCCTGTACCATCACCTGACAAAAGTTGTGCATCAATAACTCTACGCAAATCTGAAACCAAGAAACTTTTGATTTCTGTGATTAGGTTTGGTAGGTCTTCTGCCATTTCTGCAGAATATTTTGAATACACACCGATTTTTTTCACTTCTGCAGTGTTACGAACGAAATCGTAATCAGCTTGTGGAAGTGTAGCCAATTCAGCAACTGGTAGAGGTACTCCCTCTTGTCCTGTTGTTTCAATCCAAGCATCTAGATTTGAACTAATAACTCCAACACGCACAAGTTCCTCAATGAAGGGATTTCTTTGTGGGTCACGAGATACCATTGAATCAAGCTCTGCTTGTGGAAGTTCTCCAGTGATTGAACCATCAACTGAAATATCTCCAACAACTTTTACTCTTGAAATATCAAAGTTTTTTAGGTCAATAGTAAAGTCAGCCTTTTGATTTGATTCAAGACTTTTAGCAAATGCTTCATATTCTTTCATATCAAATGAAATCATAGGTTTTGCAACAGCCTTTGTGTCAGCAAGTCCTTTCACAAAAGATTTCAAATCTTCTTTCATTTCTAAAACAGTATCTGACATTTTTGTGTCTAGTTTTGAACCTAGAGTTTTTTCAATTGTTTTTGATGAACGAGCCAAAGCCTTTTCTAGTTCTTCAACAACATCTTCTTCTTCTACTTCTTCAACCTCTGGAGTTTCAACAACTTCAGGAGTTTCTTCTTCTACTTCTTTTCTGAATACTTCAGACATAATAAATTATTATTAAGTTTGTAATGTTTGCAGGTCTGTCGGTTGGCAGAGAAGTATACCGATTATCCTCGCTTGAAAGTTTTTATTTTAAATTTCGTAAAGCCTGAAACAACTCCCTTTTTTGTTTCTTAACCTCTTCGGCTTTAATTTGTTTTAGTGAATCACTAATCTTTTTTAGAGTAGCTTGTTTTTTATCTAGTGCTGTAATAGTTTTCTTTGTAACTGTTTCAGTTTCCTCCACTTCCTCTTTAATTTCTTCAATCTCTTTCTCAACCTCTTTAAGTTGTTTTTCAAATAATGCTCTTGGGTTAGCAGGGACAGACACTAATGAGTCTTCTAGTAGTTCTGATTTTATGATATTTCCTTTATCATCAAATTCTTTTGGAATAAAACCAACAGAGTTAGCATTAATGAATCCACCATCAACAAGATATTTTGCTTTTGCTCCCAATTCAGTACCAGTAGCAAAGATAATTTCTGCTTTTAGTTTATTATCAACAACTTTAATATTTTTTAACTTCCCTATAATCTTCTCAATAGATGAGTAATTATGTGAATCAAGTAATACAGGATTTTTCTTAAACCATTTCAAATCCCATTCCTGATAAACAATTTCTCCGTGTCTATCTTCATCGGCAGTAGAAAGAATCATTAAGTATCTATCTTCCTTTTCTCCTTTTTTATTTATAACTTCCTCTTTTTCAAAAGTAACGGGTACTTCTTTAGAGAAACCTTTATAATCTTTTTGTACTGATTCCCATAATTCCTTGTGATTTTTAAATCCAAGGTCTTTTAGGTTTTTGTTTGTAATGTTAAAAAATTTTTCTTTCATTTGATTTTATTATAGCACTTATAAAACGGACAACAACAAAACTAGAATGTACACATACAATTTATAACCTCTCCAGCAGATGCTGTTGGGTCGTGTGGATGTAGCATACCATTAGAGAATCTATTTCCAAAAGGAACTTCCTCTCCATCCATAGCAGAATGTGAATCTCTAATTCCTCCTTTTATTCCTGCTCTGTGAACCCATATCTTTGTATTTATACCAGCCTGTTGATAAGCCTCTCTTTTAGAAAGGTTGGTAATTGAACTAACTTCTGTATTAACAATTCTATCGGCTTTCCATTTCTGTGTTTTATCAAAATCATAAGTATCAGAAATTCTTTTAGACAAATCAGCGATTGTTTCATTACTATCAACCCAATCACTAAATGTTTCCTTCAATACTTTGGCTGTTGTGGCATTAATTGTATCTGCAAAGAATTTAAATCGTTTATCCACCATTTCTTCTGTCGCAGAACCCATAACAAAATTAGTATTAAATAATAATGCTGTCTTTTCTCCCTCTTCCTTTGCAATATCTCTCATAGTATTTAAAAGAGGATTCATATAAGCAATTTCGAGTGATTCGTTTAGAATATCAAACGCAAAGTCTTTTGCCTTCATCCCTTCAACACTTTTTAATGTATTTATTGTGGCTAATACTCTTTGTTTCTGACCAGCGAAATATAAATTTAATTCTTTACGAAATCTCTTTTTATTCTGGTTTAAGTCTTCAACATATCCTTTGTAATAAACATCTCTGAAATCTTCATCACGAAGTGGGTGATTAGCCTGTTTAGCGACTTTTAGATTTTTTTTTTCTGGTTTATCTTTTGGTTTGTCTTCTGGTTTATATTCTGGTGCTTTATCAATATCATCTCCGTCTTTAACAGCATCAAGTCCTAGCATTTCTCTTTTTTCATTTAAAGTTAGAGCATTAATCCTACTACCAACTTCCAGCACTTTAATCTTTTCCTCGACATTTTCTGGTGTTGGGTCTACAAAATCAAGAGTATATTCTTGTGGAATTAATTTCCAATCCAAAACATCCACTAAACTGTTAATAAGTGGTTTTATAGTTTCTCGTAGGAATATTCTGTATGATGTTTCTGCATTAGAATATGTATCATCGGAGTTTATACCCAACAAAGACTTCGGAACGCCTGTAACAGCGAGTAAATCATCAAGTAATAGTTTCTTGTTCTCTATGCTCTGTAATTCTTGTGGAGATAAAGCAACTCTTTCAAATGTAGCATCTCCTCCTAGAATAAGTGGAATATTTGCCTCTTTGTTATCTCTAAGCAATCTAGCGTAATCTTTTTTTAGAGTTTCCACCTGTTCTGCATTAAGACCTTCTTTAAATCTAAATAAACCATCAATACTTCCTCCGTTTTTTAGAGTACTGTTATATTGTTTTTCTGATTCCAAATTAGATTGAATAGACAATAATCCTGACAATAACAAAGGCATAGGTTGGTTAGAATTAGTTGGGTC